AGGCGATTGGTCAATCTACTCGATACGGATATGCCCAACTTGCTATTGCGGCTGAAGAAATTCAAAATGTTGGATTATCTGCGGTGGCTTCTCGCAAGGCAATTATCAAACTTGCTCAATCAAATGTTGATTTAACTAGCGCTACTGAATTAGCCAACATTGCTCAGAACTTATCTGTTACAGCAAGCGTCAATTCAGCGGATGCCTTAAATTCTTTAATTTTTGCTATTACAACAGGTCAAACAAGAATGTTGCGTCAAATTGGTATTACCGCTGGAGCGACAGAAGCCTTTGCTATTTATGGACGAACAATAGGCAAGAGCGCTAGTGACTTGACTATGGCTGAAAGACGCCAAGCAGTTTTGAATTTGATTTTAAGAGAGGGAATTAAAGTACAAGGTGCTTATGCCTTAGCAATACAAAGTCCTTCTCGAGCCTTAAAAGAAATGGGTGACCAAACTAGAAGATTGCAAGAAGCAGTCGGATTAAGATTACTCAATGCTTTTAGCGCACTAATTTTGTCTACTCTTGAATTGCGTACTAAATTAGCAAGAGCCTCCGAAGGTACTGGTTCTTTCTCTAAAGTTCTTGACGCTTTAGAAAAAGTATTAACTAAATTAGCAACTCCGTTTACAACTTTGACAACAAATATAGGAAACTTTATTGAAAGAATTGATAAGAGTAAATTAAGTGTAAACGAGATTGCTTCAACCATGGAAAAGGTATTGCCTATTGCGGCGGCGTTTGCTACATTCTTTGGTATACGAGCGGGTAAATCTTTAGCGCAAGCGGCGCCTTTCTTCGAAGGATTTTTCTTACAACTTTCAAGATTTAATTTAATCTTTACTACTTTTGTTTTAGCCGTAACTTCTCCTCAATTAAGAGGAGCAATAGGACAATTAGTTACTGCTTTTGCACCACTTGTGCCAGCAATTCAGAAATTAGCAGTTGTATTTGCAAACCTGTCCGCTTTAACAATAGGTGTTGTTGCAAAGGCTATAAGATTCTTAGCCTCAGTTGTTGAAAGAATTGCAAGTATTTTCCAAAATAGTGCAAGAGCCACACAAATTCTTGTTATAGCCTTTACAGGAATTGCTACCGCAGTTGGTATAGCAACCGTAGCCTTCTATGCTCATGCGGCCGCTTTAAGAATAGTCGCCTTTACTCAAACTGTATTACAAGTTGCAACTACTTTATTAAGTGGAGCGCAGTTGGCAAGTATCGCTTCTACCAATGGTTTAGCGGCGTCAATGCTTAGACTCAATGCAGTTCTAGCGGCTAACCCAATTATACGAATTGTTTTAATTATTGGTGCTTTAGTTACAGCCCTTGTGGTTGCTTACAAAACTTCTGAGTCATTCCGTAAGGTTGTTGGTGCGGTCTTTAACTTTGTAGCAAAAGTTGTAATTACCGTCCTTGGTTACATTATTCAGTATTTTGGTCATGTTATGAAAGCCTTGGCTTCAGCCATGCGAGTGTTTGGATTCTTTGCCGAAGTAATAGCGAAGGTCTTTGAGTTTGTAATAGATATATTTCTTACTTGGGTTAAATTTGTATTGACTTCATTCAAGAATGTTATTGATGGTTTTGTAAACCTTATGGAAACAAATGACACTTTCCGAAAGATTGTAATAGAAGTATTTAATACCGTAATAAGAGTTATCGCTCTAGCGGTAACGGCTATCGTAACAAATTTTGCCAACATCTTGAAGGCTATTGCAACTGGTATTTATTTCTTTGAAAGATTGTTAGATGTAGCCAAGGTTATTGCAAAGGGAGTTATTGGAGCGTTCTTGGCTTTAGGTAAAGGCGTAGTTGGTGTTTTCGGCAAGGTTGCTAGTGGTTTAGGTGATTTTTTAGATAACGCACTAACAACAGTCAAGCAATGGGTACAAAAAGTAACTGCACCATTGATGAAAATTCCTCTTGTTTCTAATGCGGTAAGTGCGGCGCTTGGTGCCTTAAATGGTATGGCGGAGTTTGCAAGTTCTAAACTCAACGGAGTTGCTAAATCAATTACAAATCTATTTAGCGCATCCGATGACGGGGGCGCAAAATCGGTAGATGCAATTACTGGTGTATCTAAAACACTTATTAAAAACGCAAAAAGTTGGGGCAATTATTCTGAAGGTGCGGCTGGCGCTATTTCAGATGTTGCAAACAAAATGCTTGACTTTAATATGAAAGTTGTTGATTTAGCGGCGAAAGATAATGGCTCTAAAATAGTTGAGGGCTTAATTGCGGGTGCCAAGAAAGCATCTCCTCTTCTTGAGAAAATGATTGCAGGTCTTGGTACTGCAATTAAATTTGACTTTGCTGGAACCGTAGGAAAATTTATTGAAGAGGTTGCTAACAAGGCTGATGAAGCAGGTGACAAGTTAATTGAGTTTGGCAAAAACATGGTTATATTTGCCAAAGATACAGATTTTGCTGGTGAGTTAAAAGACTTTATTGGCAATATAAGAGAGAGTCTTGAAGAAGGTCTTGGCTTTGGAGACATTCTTAAAAAAGAAAAAGAAATTGCCGAGGGCATCAAGGCTGGCGGTATTGATGAAGATGCTCTAAATGAGATACAAGGTTCAGCAGATTTGATGAAAAAAATTCGTGAGGCTATGAAGGCTGGTATTGAGTCTATGAGTGATGTTCTCAAAGACTTGCAACAAGCGGCTAAAGATTTTGCTGACTCACTCAAAGACACAATTTTAGGTTTTGCAGGACTTAAGGGAGTAGAACTTCCTGACGGATTTATTCCAAAGGCTAAATCTCTTATTGAGAATATGCAAACAAGGTTAAATAAGAGTAATGAGTTTGCTCAACAGATAACACAACTACAAGCACTTGGACTTGATGCAAAAGCAATTCAAGATTTAGTTGAATCAGGACCAATCAAGGGCGCTCAGTTAGCGGCGTCTATTCTTGGTGGCGGAGCAGAGGCTATTGCTCAGATAAATGAGATTCAAAGAGCCATAAGCATTACTGGAGCGGCAATCGGCAAGTTTGGTTCTGAAGCGGCGTTTGGTCAAAAGATTTCAAATGCTCAAATGAAACTTGCTCAAGTTACAGATGCCGAGGCGAGAATCTCAGGAGTAAGCGGAAATAACATTGTTATCGAGCAGGGTGCTTTTGTGGTCAATGTTGATACAACTGGAGCAACCACCCAAGACGAAAAGGCTGACATAATTACTCAACGAATTCAAGAAACTTTTGCAATCTTGGCAAAGGAGTTGGCTAACAGATAATGGCTACCTATATCCTCAGACCTAACGCTAACTGGAACAACGCCTCTGCTTTTACTATTTCAGGCGGTTCAGGTTCAGTTCATGCGGCGCTCGCTGACAGTAGCGACTCGACTTACATTACTCGTACCAGCACAACAGTTCCCGCATCTTATGAAGCAGAGTTTGGTACAACAACCTTAGCGGCTACTGAAAAAGTTGAGTATGTAAATCTTCGTGCCCGAGCAACTATTGGAACTGCTGGAAGTATTCAGTTAAGTCTTGGAGTCATTACTGACCGAAATGGTAGAACAGTTAGTTACTCAGTTCCTTTTAGCAAAGCCAACACTCTTGCTTTGACCACTCTTGATACTGCTCTAAAACTTACAGCGGCTCCAAGTGGTGAGGCTTGGTCACAAACTTTAATTGATAACTTAGTTGTTAAATTTACAGATAACGCAACAGCCAGCGGTGACCGTGCTGGTCTCTATGAATTGTTTGTTGATGTTGTAACTACTGCTCAACCATCTGTTACAGTCACAGCACCAAGCGGAACTATTACAGATACAACTTTCCCATCAGTCACTTGGACTTATGCAGATACAGATGGTGACCCACAAAGCGCTTACGAAATCAAAGTATTTGATTCAACAACTTATGGCGCTGGAACTTTTAGTCCTGACACTTCTACCCCAACAGTTCAGACTGGCATCGTAGCCTCAACAAATGATGGTCAAACTCTTGAAGCAGACTTAGCAGACGGCACGACTTATAGAGCCTATGTCCGAGTTGCTCAACTATTGAATGGTGCTAATTACTTTAGTGATTGGGCTTATAGTCAATTCACTATTGATGTTGATGCGCCAGCCACACCATTGATTACTGCTTTCTATGATGAAAATGAAGGAGCAGTTGTCGTTACAGTATTCGGTAGAACTAATGTTCTAAGTGCAAACCAAGCATCTTTAGAAACAAATACAACTGGTTGGACTGCCGTAACTAACTGCGCTATTGCTCGCTCAACGGCTCAGGCTTCAGTCGGAAGCGCCTCTTTAGAAATGACAGCAAGTGCGGCTGGTGACATAGTTGCCTCAACAACCACAGCCACAAAATTTACGGTTACAGCCAACCAAGAGTTTTCTGCTACGGCAGATTTCCGTGCTGGTACAACATCTCGTACCGCTCAAGTTGGTATTAGATATTTAACAAGCGCTGGTTCTACAATCTCAACAACTTATGGAACTGGCGTGACTGCAACAAGTTCGGCTTGGGTAAATGCAACAGCAACAGTTCTTGCTCCACCAACAGCCACACACGCTCAAGTCTTTGTTAAAGTAACAAGCGCTGGCTCAGGTGAGATTCATTATGTAGACAAGATTGCTTTCCATGCTGGAGACACACCTGTATTTACCCGTGGTGGTTTTAGCAATTTTGTTTTTGATGTCGAGCGTTCAGTTGATGGTGGAACAACTTACAGCGCAGTTCGAAACTCTCCAGTTACCGCTGAGAGTTCACAAATTGCAGAAATAGATGATTTCGAAGCACCTTTTGATGAAACAATTCGTTATCGAGCAAAAGCAAGGGCAGACATCTAATGGCAACTATTTCATCAGCATATACAACCTCAGAACCAATTTTAATTGACAACCCTGCATATTGGTCTTTTACCGCACCCGAAAGTCCCACAATTTCAGTTAATAACTTAATTGTTGAACAGCCTTTGAATCAAAACATTGTTGAGTCTTATGGTGTATTCAAACCACTTGGCGCTTCTAAATCAGTTGTTATTTCTCAATCTATTTACGGCGTAGATGGTAATTATCAAATTACAGTTCAGGGTGAGGACGCTTGGGATGCTCTTTATCCAGTTTTAACCTATCAAGGAACTCTGCATGTACATGACCCACTAGGTCGTCAAAAATATGTACGCTTTGTTGATAGGTCTTGGACGGAATCAGGAAACATAAATAATTTAATTAGAGTTGTTAAAGTAACCTATTTCGAAGTTGATGCACCGTAATGTATCCAGTTTCCTCGGACTTCAAGGAGACCATTCGAAAATCTCATGTCACAAAAACCAAGGTTGAAATCTATGACATGGCGAATGGAACAATCCTAAGCACAGCCCAACCAATATCAGGTGAGGTTAGTATTGATAATCGTCGCTCTATTCGGCGTGAATGTACTCTTGAATTTATTGATAAAGATGGAACTCTAGTTCCTCAAAATAATATCTCCTCAGTCCTTTTGCCCTATAACCGTGAAGTAAAGATTTACAGAGGCATTGTTTTTGCAGATGGCACCGAAGAGTTAGTTCCGCTTGGAGTCTTTGTAATTACCAGCGTTGATGTAGTCGATACTTCTCAAGGTATAAAAATTCAAATAAAAGGTTCTGATAGAAGTCTAATTCTTGCTAGAGCAAAATTTACTAATCATGAATTTTATATCGAAGCAGGAACAGCAAAAGAAACGGCTATTGAACAAATACTTAAATATCGTTATCCAAAAGTTAAAACCATTTTTCCAGCAACCAATCAAGTTACTACTTTACTTTACCCAACCCTTGACCAGTCAAGTGACCCTTGGCGAGAGGCTTTGAAGATTGCAGAGTCAGCGGCTATGGATTTATATTTTGATGAAAACGGAACTGCTCGTATGAGACCAATTCCAAACCCTGACCT